GCTGCCGAATCCCTGCCCTCGTGGCTTTCTTAAACTGGAGTAAATGTAATGTCTGAAATCATCTTTTTGTCGAACGTCCGTCTGTCCTTCCCGCATCTCGCTGAACCACAGCGTCAGATTAACGAGCAGACTGGCAAGGAACGCATCTCGTTCAATTGCGAGTTTATCATGCCGCAGGATCACCCCGGCTTCCAGCAGTTCATGGCACGTTACGGTGCCTTGGCATTGGAGAAGTGGAAGGAACACGCCCAGGCTGTCATGGGCATGATCCAGCAAGATCGCAAGACTCGCTGCTTTGGTCGTGGCGAGGAGAAGGTCAACAAGAAAACCTTCCAGCCGTATGACGGCTATGCAGGTCATGTGTTCATCACCGCAGGCCGCGACACCGCGCCTCAAGTGATCCAAGCCGATGGTCAGCCCATCGACCCAACCAACACAATGGCGTATCAGCAACTGGCCCGCAAGATGTATGGCGGTTGCCGTGTCAACGCTGCTATTAAGCCTTGGCCGCAGGACAACAAGCATGGCCGTGGCATCCGCTGCGACTTGATCGCTGTCCAGTTCGCTGGTGATGACACGCCGTTTGGTGAAGGTGCTGTTGACGCATCGAACCTGTTTGGTGCTGTGGCCGGTGCCCCTGCTGGCATGTTCGCCCCGGCTGCTGCCGCTATGCCTACCGCACCGTTTGGCGCACCTGCTGGCCTGCCTTCGTTCTTCGGCCAGTAATTGAATCGGGGCCACTGCCTCTGGGGGTTCCCGGGGGACCGGCCAGTGGCCCCACCTACCCGGTAACCGTAATGAGTAACGATTATGTGTACGACATTGAAACCTTCCCTAACGTGTTTACGTTGGCAGTGGAACATGCAGACGCACCGCTGCATTGGTCTTTTGAGATCAGCGATCACCGCAACGACTCGCGTGAGATCGTTGCGTTTTTTCAGTACCTGAAAGACACCGATGCCCGCATGATCGGGTTCAACAACCTTGGCTTTGACTACCCCGTGGTGCACACCCTGATCCGCATGGGTCACAGTGACGCCAACACGTTGTACCAAAAGGCGATGGCAATCATCAACGCGCAAGACGATGATGGTGGCCGCTGGATGCATTCGGTCAAGACCTCTGACCAGTTCGTCGCACAGATCGACCTGTTCAAGATTCACCACTTTGATAACCGTGCCCGGTCCACCAGCCTCAAGGTGCTGGAGTTCAACATGCGCAGCGACACGATTGAAGACCTGCCGTTCCCCGTGGGCACTACGTTGAACCGCACACAGATCGAAGTGCTCAAGCAGTACAACAAGCACGATGTGGCGCAGACCAAGGCGTTCTATCACCACACGCTTGACATGATCCACTTCCGTGAAGAACTGACGCGCAAGTACGCCCGGGACTTCATGAACCACAACGACACCAAGATCGGCAAAGACTACTTCACCATGAAGCTGGAAGAAGCTGGTGTCGCCTGCTACGACTTTGGCCCCAAGGGTCGCACACCTCGGCAGACCAAGCGCCCTGTGATTGCGCTCAAGGATGCCATTCTGCCGTGGATCAACTTCGAGCAGCCCGAGTTCAACCGGGTGCTGGACTGGCTCAAGGCCCAGTCAATTACCGAAACCAAGGGGGTGTTCAATGACCTTACTGCTTGCGTCAATGGTTTTACTTTCGTGTTTGGCCTTGGTGGCATTCATGGAAGCGTCGAGTCAGAGTGCATCGAGTCCGATGACGAACAAGTCATTGTTGATCTGGATGTCACTTCTTACTATCCAAATCTGGCTATCTGCAACGGCTTTTTTCCTGCACACCTTGGCAAAGAGTTCGTAAGCATCTACAAGCACCTGTTCGAGCAGCGCAAATCATACCCAAAGAAGTCAGCCGAATCGGCAATGCTGAAGCTGGCGCTGAACGGCGTCTACGGTGACAGCAACAACCAATTTTCAGTGTTCTACGACCCGCTGTTCACCATGAGCATCACGCTCAACGGTCAACTGCTGCTGTGCCTGCTGGCCGAGGGGTTGATGCACATCCCCGGCCTGCGCATCATCCAGGTCAACACCGATGGCCTGACAGTGCGTGTGCCCCGCAGCCACAAGATGCTGGTCGATCTGGCCCGCGCTGCATGGCAGTCGCGCACCGGGTTAAACCTTGAGGAAGCCGTGTACAAGGCCATGATGGTGCGCGATGTCAACAATTACATCGGCGTGTTTGAGAACGGCAGCACCAAGCGCAAGGGTGCTTACGAGTACGACATGGAGTGGCACCAGAACGCTGGTGGCTTGGTGATTGCAAAGGTGGCCGAGAAGGTGCTGGTCGAGGGTGCGCCTATCCGCGAAACCATTGAGCAGTGGCCTGACATCATGGACTTTATGCTGCGCACCAAAGTGCCCCGGTCGAGTCACTTGGGCATTGAGCGTGACGGCGTGACATCGCAGCTTCAGAACACCACGCGCTACTACGTGGCCGAGGGTGGTGGGCAGTTGGTCAAGTACATGCCACCGCTTGCGAAGAAGCCCGAGCAGTGGCGCAAGTTTGCCGTTGAGAGTGGCTGGGGTGTGCAGCCCTGCAACGACATCAAGGACGCTGGCAAGCTGCCGGTCAATTTCGATTACTACGTCAAAGAAGTGGAGAAGCTATGTCTCAGTTTGAAGTGACTATGGAAGAAGATGAAGCGTTTGACGCACTGGACAAACAAGTTGCTGGCAACCATTACAAGGACTTGCCAATCCAACCAGTCGAGTACATCCACGCAAACGCAATTGGGTACTTTGAAGGCAACGTGATCAAGTACGTTTCCCGCTGGCGCAAGAAGAACGGCATTGCTGATCTGGAAAAGGCCAAGCACTACATCGAGTTGTTGATCGAACTGGAGAACCGCCGTGCTGGAAAAACAGATTGAATCCAAGGTCTGCGACTACGCCAAGACCAAGGGTGTGCTGGCGTACAAGTTCACCAGCCCTGCCCGTGCCGCTGTGCCTGATCGTCTGTTCATTGGACCTGACGGACGCATGTGGTTCTGCGAGTTCAAGCGCGAAGGTCAAGTGCCCACGCCTGCGCAGTACCGAGAGCACGACAAGCTGCGCCAGCAAATGGTCAACGTGTTTGTAATCGACAACGTGGCCGAGGGTAAGTTGATGGTTGACGTGATGGTGATGGGATGCTGACACCTGACTTGCTCCACGGCTACCAGCAAAAGGCTGTCAACTTCCAGTCCACGCATCCTCACTCGATGCTGTGGCTGGACATGGGGCTGGGCAAGACCGTGATCACGCTGACCACGCTGGCCCACCTGATCCGCACCAGCTTCCTGCGCGGTGTGATCATCGTGGCACCCATCCGAGTCATTCGACTTGTGTGGCGTCAAGAGGCTGCTAAGTGGGAACACACCAAGCACCTCAAGTTCAGCATGGTGGCGGGCACCAAGGACCAGCGCACCCGCGCCCTGCTGCGCCCTGCTGACGTGTACATGATCAACTACGAGAACCTTGGCTGGCTGGCCGAAACGCTGCAAACCTACTTTGTCAAGAAAGATCGCCCAATGCCGTTCAACGGGATCATCTGGGACGAGATCAGCAAAATGAAGAACAGCGCCACGAACCGGGTCAAGGCGTTTCGCAAGATCGCAAACCAGTTCGACTGGACCACGGGCCTGACCGGCACCCCGGCCAGCAATGGGTACAAAGACCTGCACGGTCAGTTCCTCGTGGTGGACAAGGGTGAACGTCTGGGCACCAGCAAGACAGCGTTTCGCACTCGGTTCTACAAGAAGGTCGGACCCTACAAAGAGGTGGCGTATGAGGACACCGAGGACACTATCAAGAAGCTGATCGGGGACATCACGCTGGAAATGTCAGCCGAGGACTACAACCCGCTGCCCGACCTGATCGTCAACAACATCGAGATCGAGATGCCTGACGAGTTGCGGGCCAAGTACGACAGGCTGGAGAAAGAGTTCTTCATGGTGCTCGACAGCGGCAAGGAGATCGAGGCGTTCAACCAAGCCGCATTGACCAACAAGTGCTTGCAGTTCTCCAACGGTGCCATGTACCCCATCGCCGGGATGCCGCTGTGGGAGCCGGTGCATGACATGAAGCTGGACGCGCTGGAGGACATCATCGACGAGGCCCAGGGGTCACCCATCCTGTGCGCCTATGCGTACCGGTCAGACGCTGCCAGGATCATGGAGAAGTTCAAGGCGCTGCGGCCCATCAACCTGACCGAGTGCAAGACCGAATCATCACTGACCAACGCCATGCACCGCTGGAAGACGGGCGACTGTTCCCTGATGATCGGTCACCCGGCCAGCATGGGCCACGGCATCGACGGGTTGCAGAACAACGGCCACATCCTCGTGTGGTATGGCCTCAACTGGTCGCTGGACCTGTACGAGCAGTTCAACGCCCGTGTGCGCCGTCAGGGCCAAGGGGCACCCGTCATGTGCCACCGCATCCTGATGCAAGACACATTGGACCAAGCACAAGCAATGGCGCTTGACCAAAAAGCAACAACTCAAGCCGGATTGCGCAACGCCGTCAAACAATACCGCATATCTAAAAATGTGTGATACACTTGTGTCACATTAACCACTGGAGTAACTGTAATGATCCGTCAAACCATTGAGTGGGTGAAAAGCGCCTACGCCACACCGACCGCTGAATCGCTGGCGCTGCGTGAACTTGAGGACAGCAAGCGCAGGCTGCTGGAGGCCCAGACAGCGCGTGAATACGC